AATACAAATAGTCGGGTCAACTCAAGGACTTCAGTTCGGTCAAGAAGTGGAGAAATGGATTGGCCGGAGTGTCTACCTACAGGATCTCCATAAGTAGCAACTCCGACCAACTCTTCATTTACACCACTAAAAAATTGATGTTCACTTTCTGATTTGTAAAATAACCCAAGAGCATAAGATACCTTTGTCCAAATACCACTATAGTGATTGTTTACAATGATATCTTTTGCAATTGATTTTGCGATAGGTCTTACCGAAAATTTACTTATGTCAGAATAAAGTTTACCTTCAACTTTCATACGGCCAGTTTAGGATATGAGTCCAAGTTTCACCTTTAACAATCTTACGGATGTTTGCAGGAGAAACGCCATGATTTCTGGCAAGGACTTTAATATTCCTATGACCAATAGCCCATAGTTTACGAATTGCTTTAACTTGCTCTTCAGTAAGTTTATGGGCTGGGTGTGATTCTCCTCGTAACGACATCCTAAACCTTTTCATCAAATTCTATTTGCATCTGACCTTCGCCACTTTTCCAAGCATCATGAATAATCTTATCGATGTTTGGTTTAAAGTAGTTAGGTCCTTTCATAACTTTTCCATCTTCACGATAGATGGGTTTGCCATCCTCACCCAACTTTGACATATTTGACCGATGGACTTCATCAAATATGGTTACGATTGTATCTTGCATACCATGAACTAACATAGTTCCCAACAAAATGTAAAGTTGGTCAGCAAGAGCATCAGCAATACCAACTGGGTCATCATTTTGATTTGCTTCGAGATATTCATCCAACTCTTCCTTACCAAGTCGGTATCTTAATTGAGCAAGTTCATCCGATTGAGCACAGGGTGATTTTTCAATTGGGTGTCCAAATACACTATGGAACTCTTTAAGTTGTTCTAATTGTTCTATCATAACCACTAATATACGAATTTATTTTTAATTTTCCAAGACATTTGCTAAATTTTTTGCGTCTACGATGTTATCCTCTATTGAACAATATGTCCAAGAACCATATCTACCTATGGAGTATATTCCCAATTTATTATAATCTAAACACCAACTATTATATAGTTGTTTTGATTCTTTTGTAATATGTACATATGCTGGGTTCATAACTAAAAACTGATAATCAACGAGGTCATGAGTATCAACAATATTTACACGTTCTAAATCTTTCAGAACCATTTTTAACAAAACACCCTCATCTATAAGTTGGGTTTCAGACAAACCAATCTCAACATATAAACTCATTTTTTCATGTCCCAAAATATTATTGTAAAACCCAACTCTGTAAAAAACCTCTGAACCCGGAAAGTATCTCCAATGTGTTTTTATAGAAGTACCTTTGTCAAATCCTAAATTAAAAACAGCTACCTTATTAGAAGATAGATTATCAAATTTACGATTGGATAATTTTAAAAGATTTTTAAATGGAATTGTACTTACAAGATTTTCAAATTGAATCTTTTCTCCTGAATTTGTAGTTACAATCTTATCATCATAGTCTATCGATGATATTGTAGTATTTAATTGAATCTTTGATTCATCTACCCGTTTTAGTATAGATTTTATATACTCGTAGCTACCACCGGTTGGATATATGAACGTGTCATTGTATGATTTTGATTTTTTCGAGTCTCGTAACTCATCGAAGCTAACCATTTTTGGAAAAAACCGACCCATAGAATCGGATTCAAGTTCATCGAGATTACAAGCATATAATTTTTCATTATACGGAATTACAAACCTATCACAAATAGCAGCACCAAGGGATGATTTAACGTATGATTTAAATGTAGAATTATCAATCTCTTTACATTTTTCCAAGTCTTCCAAACATTGATGATATTCAGCATTACTTAACTGATGAATGTTATGTTGAAATGGAAAATCTATAATTTGATAGTTGTAGTAAATATCAGTAATTTTTTCAACTTCTAACAAATCACATTCTATGTTTTCTAAAACATAGTTTTTAATTTCTTCGTTTTTAAAGTGAAAGAAATGACCAGAATAATCCCAAACATAATCACCTCGCTTTTCGGTTTTGCAATAACCACCAAGTTCGGAGTCTTTTTCTAAAATGAGATAATCTCTCTTTGACAAATACGAAGCCAAAGAGAGACCGGTCACCCCACCACCGATAATTAGTACATCAGTTTTTTTCATCCAATTTGTTGTTGAAATGTTTTAGATTGTCAAAAAGTCTATCTTTTGAAGATTCAAACTCTGAATCGTTTAATATTTCTAACAAATAACCAATACCTTCTTCATATCTACCAGTCCAATAGCAAGAAACAGACAATTCATCATTTATGTACTTACCATACGCTTTTTCATTAATAAACAAAATGTATTTTGATTTTGCATTATCAAGGCTTAAAGTATGAGCTTTACTCAAATAGCCATAAGCAAGTTCCCACTCACCGATAGAATTTAAATATCCACCCAAAGTCAAATATGGTTCGGCTCGGTCTGGAAACAAGTTTATGGCAGATTCCATTTCTACAATAATTTCATTCAAATTACTTTGCAGTCTCATAAGACATACCGAACTTCTCATATGAGCCTCAAATACTTCTTCAATCCATACATTTTTTAATTTTAGATACAATCGATTCCATTGTAACGCTTCACGATACATACCATAGTCCATGTAACTTTGGGCTGTATAAAATACAGACCGACTATTCAACTCATCAGGATCATTTACCAAAGTATCCCAAAATTGCTTTTGCAATCTTTCAGCATCATACAAATACTTTTTAGGGTCAAATGCTCGAGAACCAATACCTTCACCTGATATATAAAATCCGCCATTTGACAAATCTCCGGTTGTATAATTTGGCTTGTCTAAATTCTTGATTGTAGTATGAGCTACACCACAAAATTTCCAACTATGATTACCATTAAACATAATCAATGCTTTCCATTCTGAAGTACCACGTTTTACAGGAATAAAATAAGCGTCTCTAAAATCTATTGAAACATCATCAAAAACTTGTGCAAATTGAAAAGAAAAATCACCTACCAATAAGTCATCAGCATCAAGATGCATGATATAGTCGGCTTTACCTTTAGAACGCTCCATCATCAAAGTTTTATTGTGGTCAAAGCCCACCCACTCATCTTCATGTAATTCGCCGGGAATATTTCTATCTTTAAAAAATGATTTTACAAGTTCTATTGTTTTATCAGTAGAGCCGGTGTCACACACAATCCAATAATCGATGTGGTCAGCTACTGACTCCAATGTTTGTAAAATACAATGTTCTTCGTTTTTGCACATTGTAGCAAAAACTATAGTTGGTTTTTTTATCATAACTTATGGGTTTAAATATTCAGATTCCGACTTTACTCCAACAAATCTTTTAGTTTCTACTCCGTTTTCCAACAAAATTACAGTTGGAATATTTCTTACATTATATTGTCTGGCCAAATCAGGTTGGTCATCTACAATTACCTTTCTAACAGGTATTGTATTATTGACTCTATCCATAACAGGACCTAACATTTTACAGGGCCCGCACCAAGGGGCGCTGAAATACAAATATTGTCTCATAATCTATCCATCACAACTTAAACAATCAGGGTCAGTAGCACGACTGGCGATATCACCACGAAGTACCGATTCAGTTCTCATATAATAAAGGGTTTTGATTCCCTGCTTCCAAGCCTCCATGTGTACTTGGTTAATCCACTTTGGAGTTGCTTGTTGTGGGAACGCAAGATTCAATGATACAGATTGGTCAACATATTGTTGACGAATTCCAGCTTGTTTGATTAATTCTAATTGATTGATTTCTTTGAATGTTTTGTATACATCTTTAACCCAATCAACTTCTTTATTATCAATATTAGTTTGAGAAATGTCTTGGATGTTGAGTAACTTACCATTAACAAATCCCCAATTATCTAATTCAACAATATCTTGAACCGAACCACCATCTTGTAGAATCTTATCCCAAGTATCTTTATTATTGATACCAATTTTACGGAGAACTCGTTCCAATTCGGGGTTCTTACGAATGAATGTACCTTTAGCCGTTTGTTCAGTAAATACGTTAGCAGCCCATGGTTCAATTCCAGCAGATACATTACCACTCAATTTTGAGTTTGATACAGTTGGAGCAATAGCCATCAAGTGAGTATTTCTCATACCAGTACCAACACACCATAGCGGTTCACCATATTCTTCAGCCATATCCCTACTTGCTCTTTCGGCTTCAATACGAATGCCAGAGAAAATTTTACGAGTTTCAAATTGAGCAGGTAAACCTTCAAAGGACATACCCTTTTGTTGTAAGTAAGTATGCCATCCGAGAACACCAAGTCCAAGAGCTCTACCCTTTTCGGCTGAACGAACTGAATTCTCAAATCCTCTCATGTTTTTAGCTCTCTGAATGAATTCTTCTAATACACCATCCAAAAACCAAGTTGCGGTGTAAATTAGGTCGGTATCTTTCCATTCATCATATTTAGCCAAATTTACTGACGATAAACAACAAACAAACGAATGTGATTCATCAGTATGTAATGTAATTTCAGAACAAATATTAGTCATAAAGACTTTCAACCCATTTTGTTTATATGCCTCTGGATTTTGTTTGTTTACATTACCTTTAAACATGATATAAGGTTCACCAGTAGCTTTTCGTTTCTGAAGTACCTTACCCCACTTTCGTCTAGCTTCAGCATCACCCTCTTCAAGTTTTCTCATAAACTTATCACCGATAACAACACATTGATGTAGGTTTAGTGATTGACGATTCACATCACCCTTTGGTTCACGGATTTCAATCCACTCATCAAAGTCACCATGCTCAATGTTTAAATTGATTGAAGCAGCTCCTCTACGAACTGAGCCTTGGTTTGTAGCAAGAATCGTTGAGTCGTAGATTTTACAAAAAGGAACTACACCATCAGATGTACCATTTCCGGTTATTTTTGACCCAGCAGACCGAATCATATTTACACCAAGACCAACACCACCACCATGTTTGGCAAGTAGCATCATTTCAAGGTTTTTTGCCCCAATTTCTTGAATGGAATCACCCACGTCAATACCAAAACAAGAAATCGGTAGACCCCTATCAGTACCAGTATTGGAAAGGACAGGAGTAGCAAGATTAAGCCACCCGCGCCAAATATAATCAAAAAACTTACTAGCAAGTTGAGGTTTACCCAACCTACGGGCAACAGCGGTCGATACGCGCCAGTAAGCGTCTTTTGGGGTTTCTCCGGCAAGGAGATATCCCTTTGAGATTGTTTTAACATAAATTTCGGTATTACCCCAGGTTGGAAAGTCTACTCCGAGCTCCCAACCCAATTCTTCTCCATGATTTTTCATAACTTATTAAAATATATCAGACCAATCTTCACCCTCACCAGCCTTCGAATAATCGGTAGGTCGTAGAGCAAAAAAGTCGGTATGTGTTAAGCCGCCAGTCAAATGGTAAAACCATTCTAATTGTTCAGCTGATTCTTTATCATATTCAAAATAATCATCACCACCGGCAAATGGATTGTATCCAAGTTCAGCGAGTTTTTCATTTAGTCTCTGATTGATAAAGTTTTTTAGGTCGTCTTTTTTAAGATTTTCAAGGTCACCCATTTCAAACATCTTGTCGATGTAGTTGTGTTCTAATTTCTGAATTAAACGAGCAGCTTCATAAACTTTAGGTTTAACGGACTCTAATAATTCAGGATACTCATCACACATATGTCTGAATAGTTGACATCCCATTTTTGAGTGTAACGATTCATCACGAACCGACCACTTCATTTGTTGACCAATACCTTTCAAAAGATTTCTCATTTGAAACGAATAAAGTACAGCAAATGATGAGTATAATGATACTCCTTCAGCAAAAGCGGAAAATACAGCCAAGGAACGAGCAACGTCTTCACGAGCTTCGGAATTCCATTTCAAGTCTTCGGGTGTATAATCAGCCGTTGTATTAATTAAAACTTCGAACTTTTCAGCAGTAGCAGATTCATGTAAGAACGCTTCAAAATCCTCAAGTCCGAGTGTTTCGTTTAAATACGAATAAGCCGTAGCATGAATGGTTTCTTGCGAACCAAACATCATAGCCATTTGTTTAATTTCATGTTTAGGAAACCATTTGGTAACCATACCAGTCCAATAGTCAGATACAGCACACTCGGTTTGAGCAAATCCTAATAGGATATTACCAACCAAGTTTTTTTCCGAAACTGACAAATTTTCATTCCAATCTTTTACATCACCTTGCATCGGAATTTCCGTGTGCAACCAGAATGCTTGTGCTTGTTTCAACCAACCTTCAGTATAGTATTCAGTATACTCAAAGGGTTTAAATGGTATACGATTATCAAATAGCGCCATATACAACTCTCCTTAAATTTTTGTTCATTTTTTCTAATTGGGTGATTATATATAGGTGTTAGAAATCCATCCCACCATTGATTTCTTTATATTTTTGTAACAATTCTTTTCTTACTAAACTCTCCCCACCTTTCATCTCTTTTTGTGTTTGTTTACCATCAATGGAAGCGTCATCAAATATCTGAATTTGACCATTTGAGAAGTTTGCTTTCGATGGGAAAGTCATACCATCAGGTCCAAACCGATTCTTAATAACGTGCCATCGACCAGTACCACTTAACTTATCTTCAATCTTACGAGACAATGAAATTACAAAGTCAGCAGTCATCATTTTTGAGAATGAACCTGCGATTTTAGTACCTGTAATAATGTCATCTTCTGCCCCACTACGATTGATTTGAGATGCCGTGTAAATTGGGACTTCATATTCACCAGCCATACCACGGAGGTCTTCGATAATTTCTTCTAACTCTTCGTGTCGTTTTTCTTTGGACGGCCCTCTTAACAAATCAGCATAATCTACAATTACAACATCAGGACGCTTTCCTTGTAGAATCATTCTATCCAAGTGAGCTCTTAACGAGGTTACACTGGCAGTCTTGGTAGGGTAATACTTTACAATTAGGTCACCCTTTACGGACTTGACCATTTTGTCTACTTCCTCTCGGTTAAATTTTAGGTTAGCGACAGGTATGCCCGTTAAAACAGCATCATATCTTTGACCAACGTAACCTTCATTTAATTCCAATGTATAGTGGGCTACCGTCTTACCTTGTTTCATAGCATTAACACCAATGTTAATTAATGACCAAGATTTACCAATTCCCGGAGGAGCAGCAAACATTACAAGTTCACCCTTACCAAAACCACCTTGTGTAACATCATCAATCACTTTCCAACCAGTAGATACCACGTTTCTAATTGTGTCTTCGTATCTAACATCAATCATTGTTTTGTAATCATGACCAATATCTTGTGATTGACCTGATTTCATAGCATCATCAATCTTTTTCTTGATTGTATCGTATTTACCTTGTTCGAGTAATGATACTGAATCGAGAATAGCGTTCTTGATTGATTGATTTCTACAAAACTCTACCGATTGTTCTTTTACATAGTCTAAATCCTCGCTTTCAAGATTAGTCCAAGCGGATTTTAAAGTATCAACAATTGAAGTCTTTAAAACATCACGTTCAACCGAATTAATCTTTACCTTCAGTACATCGAGGGTTGGTAACGTCTCATATGTGTCCATATAGGACATTATTTCCTTAACCAACCACTCCGATGCCTCTGAATCGAAATATTGTGGTTTAAGGATATCAAACACCTGTCTGGTAAAAACTCTATCACCAAGTAAGGATGATATAACTTTTATCTGAAATGTGTTTGAGAACTTCGTTCCGAATTTTTCCATAAACCAAATATACGAATTTATTTTCTATTATCAAAATGATTTTTAAGATTTGTGTCCAAGCTTGTGAATGAATTTCTCAACCACGAGTCCACATTAGCAAATGCGGTGTACAATTTATCGTACATGAACATTTTCTTGAACTCAACTAAATCAAGAGCAGGTCTATGGTCATCCATAATGGCTCTAACATTTGATTTAATTGATGATGAGATTTCAGGGTCTCGTAACTGCATTAAGTCGTAATTTAAAGTTATTGTATCTTTAGATTCTAACAATTTCTTTGATAACTTTTCATCACATTCAGTAGAACACCCATCCAAAAACCCATCCAGAGATAATTCTCCATTATTCAAGAATGTCATTTTTTGAGAAATGGTTTTTTCACCAATACCCTTAACTCCTGATATATTATCCGAAGCGTCTCCGGTTATAACCCTATAAAATACCAAGTTTTGAGGTATAACACCATACTCTTCTCGTACCAAAGCCTCATCATACATTTTTTTCTTGGTAGAAGCCCAGACGTTAATTCGTGGGTTTACCAATTGAAGAAAATCTTTATCAGATGATACAATTGTTACTTTTTCTTTGAAGTAATGTACAGCAAGATATGCTATAATGTCATCTGCTTCAACGTGGTCTATGTAAGTTATAGTGATTGGTAGAACTTGTAGATATTCTATGAGTCTTGCAAATTGTTTTCTCATAGAGGCTGATTGGTCTTCTAAATCCTCATATCCAGCAAGTCTATTTAACTTGGTCAAGCCAGTACGACCCTCTTTGTATTGTTTATAAACTGATTTTCTACGATTAGAACCACCTTTACCATCGAACACAATAACAACACGAGTTGGTTTAAGAGTTCGGATGGTAGCAGCGGTGGACAGTAAGAAACCTGTCACACCACCACAATGTTCACCATCATCATTTAAGGCAGGAACTGCACCAAAGACTCGAATGAACTGATTCAGTCCATCTATGATTAGAACTCTATCGTTTAACTCTTCAGTTTTTACTTCACTATGTTCCTTTTCTACTTCTTTGAGCAGTTCTTTATACCTATTAATCATCAAAATCAGTTAATTCAACATTATCAATATTAGCTTCTTCACCTGCCTCTTTGTAAGACATAATGTATGTGTCACAAATTTGTTGGTAAATCGTCTCCTTTAACTCGGGGTCACTTGTAAGCGTTTCTTCAAAGTTTTTAGCTTGGAACTTAATTTCTTCACCTGTAATTTTGTTAACATAGGTGTACCAAGCCCCACTTTGATTTACAAGTTTGTAGGTCTTCATCATTTCCAACCAAGAACCATAATTATCAATACCACTATCAAAGTAGATATCATAATCAACCGAACGTAGCGGTGGCCCCATTCGATTCTTGATAACTTGAGCACGAGTTTTGATACCAACAACTTGTTCTACACCACCAACTTTAGCTTTTAACTGGCCCATTTGTTTCAATCGAAGTCTACATGACGAGTGGAATGCAATTGCCTTACCACCACTTGTTGTCCATGGGTCACCAAACGAGACTCCCATACGAGTACGAAGTTGGTTTGTAAAGATTAATGAGATACGTTCACGGCCAATTAGGTTTGTGACTTTTCTCATAGCCTTTGAAATGATAATTGCCTTTTGAGTTGCATAACCGGCTTGGTCATAGTCGGCTGAAATCTCAACCTTTGTAGAAGCACCAGCAACGGAGTCAACTACAATGGTAACCAACTTTTTCTTGTCACCATCAGCGGCTCTAACTGACTCGATAATTGAATCAATTGCTTCAAAGATGTCTTCAACGGTTTCCAATGGAACGTATAACATCTTACGAATGTCCACTCCAATTGCTTCAAGAAATTCTTGGTTTAGAGCATTTTCGGTGTCAATGTAAACACCCAACCCACCTTTACGTTGCGTATCAGCAATAGCATGAGCCGCAAGGAGTGATTTACCACTACCTTCTAATCCTGTAATCTCGGTAATACGACCTACTGGCAAACCACCATGGGGTCTATTAGAGATAGCCAAGTCCAACATAGGAGAGCCGGTAGACACCCACTCATCCAAATCGGTGGGTGTCTGTTCCGAGCCATCCAAGAAAAAAGCGACTTTGTGAGCCGATTTGAATTTCTTGTTTAGATTGGTAGCGAGGATTGACGATAGTTCATCACGAACTGAATCTTTCTTTCCTGCCATAAATTAGTCGTTGAAAAGGTCGTCAAATGCTTCTTTTACACTGGCAGCACCACTTACTGATTTAGGTGCTGATTCAGATTGTGTTGGTACTTCAGCAGCAGGTTCTGCTTCGTCAGCAACTTGACCAGTCTCTAACCATTGTTCAAGCATCTTATTCATTTCTTCATAAGAAACTTTCTTAAACATTGTAGACAAGTCAATTTGGTCTTTACACAATTCAAGGATGTTTTTATCCTCTGAAACGGGAGTTGTGTTTGGTTTTACACGAATGTAAGTTTCTGGGTAAGATTTACCCACGTCAGCAGCCGACTTGAATTCTACAGTAATGTCACGGCCGGTCATAGGGTCGGTCAAATCACCATAGTCAGGGTCAGCGAAGAATGCCAACAATTCTTGATAAACTTGTTTACCAAATCCCCAAAACTTAACACCTTCAGATTCTTCACCACGAACTAATACAGGAACGTAAGTACGCATCTTTGGAGTCAATTTTTTAGAAAGATTCCAATCATCACGATTTCCGGTAGCCTTCAATTTTTCAGCAAACTCTACCAATGGGTCAGCCCCACCATGAGAAATTGGAGATAGAACATTTTTACCACCAAAATCAAAATGGAAGTAAAGTTCAATAAAAGGGTTAGCGGGATTGTGGATGTAAGGAAGAATCCTAATTTGTTGTTTACCAGGTTGTGGTTTCCACAAGTTGTCAGTCTTTGTTACTTTGGTCTGAAGACTGTTCAGACGGTTTCGGATTGCATTTAAGTCAATAGCCATAATTTACCTTTTTTTATTTGTTAATTGTTAAACTTGTCACTAATATACAACATTTGGGTGACAATTCCAAATGTATTTCAAAAAATATTTTTCAATGTTCAGTTTTTGTAGTACCTACTGGTATAATACCTACTGGTATAAATATCAAGATACAGTTAATTAACGTCAATTATCCTGAATAAAGATGTCTTGAGTATCTTGTAACCATCACCATCGGTTAAAATTACAGCATTTCTATAATCATTCCAATGTATTTGGTAATCCTTGTCAACCATACCACCATTCAATTGTGATATTAGTCTATTCAAAGCATTTATAGTATACATGGTGTTTGTTTCTTTTTTACGATGAACCATGATGGTATTTGGTAAAAATGAGTTTGTAGAAGTTGGCATGATGTTATAACTTACAACCAATTCCTTCGATGGGTCTAACTTCAGTATGAATATTTTTTTGCTAAACAACTCAAATGATGACTGAATAGTATTGACCACATCTTCAAATGTGGATTCGTTTGTAAATGTACACAACAACTGCGTTCTCACTCATATCTCCCAAATTATTTTGAATATACTTGTTTATTAGCAGTTTCAAGTGTTTTAGCAAACCTCTTATCTAACTGCATTTCAAATTTTATCTGACCACCATATCCAACACCATCTTCACGAACAACAATTGTAGCCAAAGGAATTACCTTACCATCAAGGTCAGCTTTATAACCCAAATATGGTGGATTGCCATCTTCAGCAACTAACTTTTCTTTGATTTGTTCAAAGTCAGACGTTCCAAATATTTTCTCCATGACTTTTTTATCAAGTGAGTTTGGACCAATAGCCATAGTCTCTTCACCATCTGAAACTGATTTTAGTGGGAACTCTTTTTTAATTTCTTCCAACATCCCAGCTTTCATTTTGGGATTGGTTACAATTGCTTTAACGGATTCGGCTTGGAACTTACGATGTGTCTCATCAACTTCTTTCATGTAAGCTTTAGCATCAGCATTACCAGAATCAGCGAGAGCCTTAATACCCTCTAACACAACTTTCGACTTACCTCTACTACCACCACCCTTTGACAAATCAGATAAGGCTTCATTAAATGATATTTTTTTGGACTTCATCGTATCAACCAAAGATTTAACGGATGGGTCGTTTGAATCTATCAATTTTTGAATGTCATTTGAAAATTTAGAACCAACTTCAGTAAGACGTTTTCTTTGATTTGATGAGTATACCTTTTGGTTGATTTCGTCTGGCAAATTATCATCCCATTCGGAAAATTTACCAGCACCTGAATTCAAGAAGTTTACCATTGTAGATTTTTTCAATGAAACCTCATCTAAAATTTCGCTACCATCTTTTAATTTGATTTTAGCGTACATATCACTTGAAAACCCTTTGTTCTTATTGTAATTTTTCAAACCAAGAGCTTCTACCTCTTCTTTGGTATCCCATGATGTTGCTACAATTTCAGCACCCGGATATTGTGAGCCAATTCGGTTTAATATAGCTTGCCTATTATTCTTTGCGGCTTGAATCCAACTCTTTGTAACAATACGACTACCTTCAGTTTTCATTCCAGGATTATTCTTAATCAGAGCCGTTTCATGTGCTGATAAAGCATCGGTCAACTTTGTAAACTCATCATTGGTCATTGATGTACCCATCATGGTCATCAATTCTCCAGCTTGAGCTGATATTTGTCCGGCTCCTCCAGGAATATCACTAAAGTGTGACCACTTTGTAGCATCACCAGTCGGTCTCGTATTCATCATACGTTCAAGAGCCTTCATATATCGTTTTGGGAATTTTGGATTAGAAACCAAATCTTCAGGAAGTTTGAATGCATCCGGTGGAGTTGGATTTGCTAATTTTGCGTTCTTTTTTGCAAAGTCATCATCGTTTGGAATCATGTCTTGACTAAATGCCTTCGATTCTAATGAATTTGTTTTTATTAAAGTCTTATCCTTACCAGAAATAATACGTTCTTCAGAAGCAGGTTCACCCTTTGGTTCATCCGCATCATCGGATGGGGTTGCCTTTTGCTTTGCCTTTTCAACATCATCTTTAGTAGCAGGGTCTTGTGTTTGTGGATTTAATTGTTTTACTTGATAAACCGAACCTGACTTTTTATTCTTTACCCAAGTTTCTTCATCGAGGTCTTGTTCTTCAGATTTCTCGTTGTACTTATCACGTTCAAGAGCTGTCATCATACCCAACTCGATTGTCTCAACATCTTTTTCACCAGCAGGTTCTTCTTTTTGAGCATCTTTGGGCAATCCACCACCCTCTAATAGAGTTTTTACATACTCATCAGCAAACTCATAACCAAAACCTTCAGCCAAAACTTTATGCAATCCCATTAGTGAAGTTTCACTATAAGGGTTGGTCAAATCTATACCAACTTGAGACCACCATTTTCTGACTATTTTTTCGAACAATTTCTTCATAAATATAAATATCTAAATACTTACCTTAACCATATCTTTGTAATTATCACCAACTTCTACTTCAGTAGGATATCCACCAATTTCCATTATAGACTTAATTGATTTAATGTATTCAATACCATTATCAGGATGTACATCAAATAAAATTGAGTCATATGTGTATAGAACTGGCAAAGACCTCGACTC